AAGGATCTTTTCATCGTGTCCTTTTAAACCTAGATGTTTAGCATATGTAGTAGCAGCGTGAACCTCTACTTCGTAGGATAGATGGTAAGCAAGGCGAGGAGCCACCCAGTAATAAACCACGTTGATCCAATAGTAGATAAGTACCAAGTGTCTGGCGAAAGCGCGATCCACCCAATAAGCATTACCGCCCATAGATTCCATGTATTCTAAATGTTCTGTTTCATTGACGCTCTGATCAAAGTGTTCTTTCATTAGATAAAGATGTTCTGGTCCACGCAATCCCATAGATTCTCTTAAATGTAGTACACTTAAGAAAGCGAAGTAAGGTGCCCTAGCAATTTCTTCTAGAACCCAAAACCTCTGATAATCTCTTCCTTTGTAAAGGAAATCAATGATTGCTACCGTGATATTCAAAGTAACTTCATTGAATTTTTTCATAAAACCTTACAGTGTAATTTTTAACCATGGTAAAAGTGGATCTATAACTCCAATAAGTCGAAGAAGACCCTCACTAAAAAGTGCGAGGACAAAAAAACCAACAAACATACTGATAATTCCAGCATTACGATTGTGTTTTCGTATGGCATCATCAATCATTTCCTTACATTTTTCTTCTGTTACATAATGGGTTGGTTTAATTTCTTCCATCCTCATTGTACCAAAAATCCTCCCAATCAGATTCAGTTGCTTCGTAAATTGAAATTATTTTTTTCTCTTTGTCAACTGGTTTTTGTGTTGCCTCTTCTTTCATTGTCTGTATTCCTTTAAAAATTCTAGCACGTCATTTAGTGCAAAATCGTATCCATGTTTCATTTGTTCACTTAGATGAGGATGACTTTTAATTTCATTTTTCATCTTGAGAATTTTACATACTATTTGATCTTTAGTCACTAATCCTCTGGGCATATATTTTCTCATTTAAGCTTAGCTTATTTAGAAAAAAAATAAAAATTTAAATTGAAATGTTTTAATATCTAAATAGAGATGACCATGAATTTAAAACTATGAAGAAAGCATTTATTGCTTTTGGAATGATTTTGATGACATCACCTGTATATGCAGGTGGAATTGTTAGTAAACATGCCTCGTCAGTTCAACTGACTGTAGATGCAGCAAGATCAACTGCAACTAGAATCGGTTCTTCTTTTAGCATTTCTGGATCGAATATTGATACAACAGACGGAACCACTGCAGGTATTGTTTCTGCTGGTACTATAACATCCGGAGTCTATAATCCGGGTACAATATCTGCAACTCAAGACACTGCAGGTTCAGCATTTAGTTTTAGTCAGTCATATACTCAAGCTGATACTGTGCCTACTGCTGCTCCAACTGTAGGTGAAGTGCCTAACTTTTCTTCACTTACTTCGTACACTGCAGGTAGTGCTGGAGACCTTGCTGGAACTGTCACCTCTGCTGGAACCCTTACCATCACCGCAGGTGGAGCCGGAACTACCGGTATCGGACAATTTGTTAGTGAGATAACCATAATTGATTGAGGACCCCCGTGAACATCCGTTTTGGAAAGACAATCACATTTACTGTGACAAGTGCGGCGGCAGTCTTAGTTACTGCTGCCGCTGCCCAGGCGGTCCCCGTAGTGCCAAACTTCACTCAGGGCTCAATGAGCAGTCACACAGAAACAACACAAAAAATAACAGAGACAATAAACTCGATGGACTATAACACAGGGTATCAATACTCTGCGACTGGTTCTGGAATATCTGTTTCTGGTAATTTATCACCAGGAACAGGAACAAATAATGTAACTATCGATGGAGTGACATCAACATGGACAGGAGTGACCAACAAACCTTCCTTCACACAAACAAATCCTGGAGCAGCGTTTCAGTTCACAGAAACTTATCAAGGCCCAGGATTGAGCAATCACACGATTATCCAAAGAGTGACAGAAGTTCAAAGCATCACAGATACAACAAGTATTTTCTCCCAGTAATTCTATGTCTAACACAACTAACCAATGCAGCACCTGTGGTTGCGGAAACTGTAGGGGGAGTAAGTGCGACTGCTGCTCCCGTTGCCAATAGTTCAGGTTCAGTAACTAACCAAGCTATTCAAGTTTTACAAGGTCCATATATTACCAATACATATGGCGGTGGAATCCAATGTCAAGGACCCACTAGGAATTTCACACCATATGTAACAGGTAGCATATCTTCACAAAAACCATGGGAAGATTATTATAACGACAACGTATATGATATGCGTGATATGAATGAAGATGGCGCTCCTGACAATCCCGGATCCGTACTTTACCAGGTACCTGTAAGAACGGGACAAAAAGATAATTACAATTTAGGTCTTGGTTTCTCTATGACATGGAGTACACCAACCGATAAAAAAATGCAGGAACTTTGTAAAAAAGCAGCAACAACTCAGATTGAATTAAATGCACAATTGACTGCCAACAAAAGATTAGACTTTGAGATTGCAAGACTAAAAAATTGTGGCGAATTAATGTTAAAAGGAATTCAATTCCACCCCAAGAGTCCTTATTATTCTGTATGTTCAGATGTTCTTGTGAACAATCCTCCTGGACATACTCACCCACATGTACATGCTATCCCTTCCGTTTCTTCCTCCGAGGGAACACAGAACGTAAAGCCCGAACAGCAGCCGTCATCTGACGCTGCTCTACTTGGCGCTCCTTTACGCTCAAGATCGGTGGTTTCTTCCCCCGAATAGATGCAATCTTTTTCATAACTTTCTTAACCGCTGGTTTGACTGCTTTCAAAAGTATGTCTGCTAGCGGTTTTGCAAGCAATGCAGATGTAGTAGCAACTACAGCAATACCACCAACTTGTACTACTTGACCACCACTTGGAAGACCTTCAATTATTTGTACTTGAATAGGTACAGGTTGTCTATCTTGTACACATTCATTACCCAGCAATCTATATCCAACAACTTTTTCTCTAAATCCATTAACAAATGTACCTATAGGTTCTTTTGCTTCTTGTGCAGGAGTAGGGCATTGTATAGCTGTTTTTGCTGATGGAGGTTTTATCTCCGGAGTTTTAGGAAGATCAGCTGGTGGTTCAGGTTCTTGTATTTTAGGAAGATCAGCTGGTCTTGTTATAGTCATCCTTTCAGGTTCATACTGAATAGGATTAAAACTAGGGACACCAGAATCACAATACGTAACCAGTCCTCTTTGGTCATCAGATTTGATCTGGTTGTTCTTTGCGTTGTTTGTTTCATGTGCCTCCACACAACCAGGGATATTTACTACAGGTACACCGATATTGACAGTTACTGGTGGTGTTTTAGGTATTGATGGTTCTGTATATCTATAAGTTTGTATTTCATCGATACGAATATCTTTAATATTAATACTCGGACCAGTAATTATAGGTATTTCCATTAGCAATCACTAAATACACTACCAACTTGTGAACCTAGTTCCGATCCTGCTTTCTGTCCCAACAACAATGCCCATCCACCTGCTAACCAACCAACATAAGGAATACTAGCAACAGCAGGAACAACAGCACCAGCAGCAATAGAACTACCTGCTAAAGCACCTTGTGATCGGTTTCCAGCGTCCGCCAACAAACATTCTACTTCCTTTGCAGACTTTCCCCCTTCACTCATTTCACCTCCTATATTTCTAGTTCCTTCTCTGGTAAATTGATCAGTACGATATTCGTCACGAATTTCTCTACCACCACCAAACCATCCTCTTTTTTCTTTGTCAAGATTAAGAGACCTAGTTGACTCTAGAATTTTTGGATCATCTGCACGAAATTCAATCTCATAACCATCCTTACCTGCCTTAATTTTATAAGAAGAGTAAGGACCATTAGGAATATTGAAAGCAGGAATATTTTTTACTTTGGGAGTATTATCTCTCAGTACATAACCAAGTAATCCAATATGAGAAATACCTACAACTACACCTAATGCAATAACAGCTATTTTAATTGGAGATGGTTTGTTCATGGCATTTTAATATTAGGACCAGATATGCCACCGACTCCTGGCACAGTAGGAATAGCACCACCAGTTGCAGATGGTAACTTAGGCATCGAAGACTTCATCATATTAGGAAGAGCACCAGTAACTGCTTCGGTTGCTGCTTTAGTTGCAGCTTCTTTTACATTTTCAATAATAGCATCTTTGTTAACATAAACATAAGCACCAGCACCAACAATAGAAGCAGATACAGCAAAAGAAGCAATAGAAAGAATGTTAATTATTTTTTGCATGATTTTAAAGTTTGTAAGTTTCGTTTGAATCTGAAGGTTTGGTTGTTAACTGAATAGGTGATTGTTCGATTCTGATTGTTTGTGAAGGAGCAGTTTGTGCTGCTTTTTCAATCAGTCTCTCCATCTGTTCTTTTGTAATACCACCACCATTACCACCCTCACCTTTACCTTTAGCTGCCTGAACACCAAAAGTAGCTAAGACCCCGGTGAAGACTGATGCAATGAAGGTTGGGTCAAGTTTCTGTTCAGGAATTCCGAGTGCAGGAGGTAGTTTGATGTATGCCAAAGTGAGAATTCCACCACTCCAAACAAGAATACCAAGACGGACAAAGGTAGAAAGAATAGCAAGTTGTTCTTCCTTGTCATCAGTAGCCTCCTTAATTTTACCTATGATACCTTTTTTCTTTACAGGTTCCTTTTGTTCTACTTTGTCTGTCATATGCTGAAGGTAAGTCAGCCCTATTTATTAAATAGACTAATAAAATACTCGGCATCAACAACAACTAATGGTTTTTTATGATTTTTCTTCAT